CCATTCTTCACACCAGATTTCAGTGTCGTCGTAGATTTTATTCCATCGATGGGTCAGAAATATACTGTGCCTATTATATTGAACTCGGTAGCATCTACAGTTGAGTATGAAGGTGGTATGGGTGATGGTACAACAAGAATTATTATGTGGGATTTGACGTTTACGGCTAAGAGTTTCATCTGGCCACCTGTCAAATCTGGCAAAATTATTCATACTGCAAATTCGAATCTGAATATCGATTTAACATCAAAACTGGTACAAAAAGTTTACGTCGATTACGCAAATGGTAATAATGTATTTACCACTGGTGAAACGATTCGTGATTCTGCAAATGGTTTCTTTGGCACGGTAGAATACTTCAGCAACACATCATTAGGAGCGTTAGTTATTACTGGCGGTAATAAGTATATTGAAACTGGTTATACTCTTACGGGTGATTATTCTGGCGCAAGATATAATGTCTCAACATCAGACATCAATTCAATTAATGCAGTTGCAATAATCACTGAACCTACTCCTACAAATGCTGCGCCACCTTCGGACTTTGGATTCATTGAAACAATTAAAGAATGGCCTGATACATTATGAAAAAATTAAATAAAAACTTATCCGAAATCTTCGATGTTGAACCGATTGAAGAAAAAACTATAGAAACATTACCTGCTGTCGTAAATGACAACAACAATCAAATTGACGCTGATGCTGAATTTGCTCGTACAAATATGCGTGAACTAATTAATAATGGCAACAGAGCAATGACAGAACTGGCATCAGTTGCAAATCAATCAGAGTCACCAAGAGCATACGAAGTCTTAGCCACAATGATGAAGAATTTGGCTGAGATGAATAAAGATTTGTTGGAACTTCAGAAGCGAAAAAGAGAACTTGCACCCCAGTCTGAGTCAACAAAGGGAGTCAACATAGATAAAGCAGTCTTTGTTGGCTCCACTAACGAATTACTTAAAATGATTAAAGGAAATAAATAAAATTATGGAACAACTAATCGAACAGATGAAGGTTATTTTAGGTACAAACTTTGGTTTGTATTTCAAAGCACACACTTTTCATTGGAATGTAGAGGGCCCAGACTTTGCACAGTATCATCGTTTTCTTGGTAAATTCTATGAGGCAGTGTTTGATCAAACTGATCCAATCGCAGAACATATTCGTGCGTTAAATTCTTATGCTCCAACAACACTGGCAAGAATGTTGGAACTATCAAAGGTGCAAGACATCGTTGCTATTCCTTCACCACTTATCATGATGTCTGAACTTGCTCAAGACAATGACAAGTACATCGTGGAACTGCGTACAGGTATTGCACTTGCTGACGCCGCTGACGAACCTGCGGTAGGTAATTTTTTACAAGATATTCTTGATGCTCATCAGAAACATGGTTGGATGCTGAAGAGTTTCACACGTTAAATTATGGATGACGGATACCTTGGTAATGCCCGACTTAAAAGAGTCGGTGTTGAAATATCCTATACCGAAGAACAACTAAAAGAGATTGTAAAATGCACCGAAGATCCGGTGTATTTCATTCGCACCTACGTCAAGATTGTCAACGTAGATAAAGGTCTTGTTCCTTTTGAAATGTGGCCATTTCAAGAAGATATGGTCACACAATTTCACAACAATCGTTTTGTCATTGCAAAGATGCCACGACAGGTTGGTAAGACAACCACGACTGTTGGTTATATGCTTTGGTCTGCGCTGTTCAATGAAGAGTTTGTTATTGGTATTCTGGCTAACAAACTTCAACTTGCTCAAGACATTCTGGCTAAGATACAGAAGGCGTATGAGTATTTACCTATGTGGCTTCAACAGGGTATTATCAACTGGAACAAACGATCTATTGAACTTGAAAATGGTTCAAAGATTTATGCGTATGCAACATCAGCAGCAGGTGTCCGAGGCGGTTCATACAATCTAATCTTTCTTGATGAATTTGCGTTCGTACCACATAACATGGCAGTAGACTTCTTTACTTCTACTTACCCTGTTATTTCGTCTGGTAAAACATCTAAAGTAATCATTGTTTCTACACCGAACGGTCTGAATCTGTTCTATAAGATGTGGACGGATGCGATTGAAAATCGTTCACTATACAAAACACTTGAGATTCACTGGTCAATGGTGCCAGGTCGTGATGAAAAATGGAAAGAAGAAACGATACGGAACACTTCTGAAGAACAGTTCCGTCAAGAATTTGAGACAGAGTTTATCGGTTCTTCAGCAACACTTATTTCTGGTTCTAAACTGCGTTCATTGGCGTTCTACGACCCAATGCGAATTGAAGATGACGGAAATCTGTTTTTATACGAAGATCCACGCCCCGGACGTATCTACATTGCTACCGTGGACTGTTCAGAAGGTGTTGGTATGGATTACCATACCATTAATATTATTGATGCCACAGAAGCACCGTACAAACAAGTTGCACGATACCGCAATAATAAATTGCCCCTATTGTTTTTACCTACAGCGATTTATGCTTTAGCCAACCGCTATAATCAGGCTTATGTATTAATCGAAACGAATAACGTGGGCCAACAAGTTGTGGATATTTTACATTATGACTTAGAGTATGAGAATATCTATAAGTTAGAACATCACCACATCAAAGGCCAGAGCATCTCAGCTGGATTCAAACGTTCGGTGGCTTTTGGTGTAAAGACGACAAAATCTGTCAAGAAAATTGGATGTGCTAACCTCAAGACGCTGATTGAAAATGACAAACTTATCATAAATGACTTTGATACCATTGCCGAACTGAATACTTTTGTTCGAACGAGAGACACGTATGCTGCCGAAGAAGGTAATAACGATGATATCGTAATGGGTTTGGTGCTTTATGCTTGGCTGACGGCACAGACTTTCTTCAAAGATGAGACTAGAATTGATATCCGAAAGATTATGCTGGAAGAACAGAATATGTTGGGAGAAGAAAGCGTATTACCGTTTGGTTTTATTGAAGACGGTCTGCGTAGAGAGATGGAAGTAGAAGATGGGGATATGTGGGAACCACCTGCGGGTTATTTATCATCAAGTTTATAAAAAACTAAATACACCATAAAAAGAATATTGACCCAACAATAAAAGGAGAAATCCAATGGCATTTCAATTATCACCTGGAGTGAATGTATCAGAGATTGATCTGACTACAGTTATTCCTTCAGTTGTCACTTCCGCTGGCGCTTTTTCAGGACCTTTTAATTGGGGACCATGTAGTGTAGTTACAACCATTGCCGACGAGGTTCGTTTAGCGGACACGTTTGGTAAACCAGACAACAATAATTATGAATATTGGTTCTCCGCAGCGAATTTCCTGGCGTATGGCAACAATCTAAAAGTCGTTCGTGCCCTTGCTAGTGACGCAAATAACGCCAGTGCAAACGGCGGAGCAATTGTCGTTAAGAATGAGGATGACTGGAACGACAATCACAGCAATTATCCTGATGGCGCATACGGCGGATGGGTAGCACGTTGGCCAGGTGCTTTAGGTAATTCACTAAAAATTTCCATGGCAGATTTAGGAACATTTGCAACATGGCCTTATCGCACACAATTCAGCGCAAATACTGGAACATCGGAATATGTTGCAAACAAAGGCGGTGCAAACGATGAAGTTCACATCGTTGTTGTTGACGAAGATGGCTTGTGGACAGGTACAGCAGGTACAATTCTGGAAAAATATGAATTCGTTTCAAAAGCATCGGATGCAAAAGATGATTCTGGCAACAGCAATTACTACAAGAATGTTGTTTCAAACAGATCAAAATATGTATGGTGGGCTGCACATCCAGCAACAGCAAATCTAAGTGCAGGCACAGCATGGGGTTCTACTGCAAACGCTTCATCGTTTAAAACAACCACAGCAAACGTAGAATACTCTCTGTCAAACGGTGCAGACGGTTCAGTAGGCGCATCACAAATTAATTCTGGATGGGATTTGTTTAAAAATACAGAAGCGGTTGAAATCTCTTTATGTGTAACTGGCACAGGCAATAGCACAATTGCTTCATATGTTGTTAGCAATATTGCTGAGGGACGTAAAGACTGCGTTGCATTCCTTTCTCCAGAAAAAGCAGACTGTGTTGATAATGCTGGTAATGAAGCAACGGATGTTGTGGCATATCGTAATACATTAACATCATCTTCATATGCAGTAATCGATTCAGGCTACAAATATCAGTACGATAAGTACAATGATGTTTATCGTTGGATTCCTCTTAACGGTGACATTGCCGGTGTATGTGTACGTACCGATACAGAACGTGATCCATGGTTCTCCCCTGGTGGTATGAATCGTGGAGTAATTAAAAACATTATCAAACTTGCTTGGAATCCAACAAAAACAGAACGTGATACACTGTATCAAAAAGGTGTTAATCCTGTTGTTTCGTTCCCAGGTGAAGGCACAGTTCTATATGGTGACAAGACAATGTTGAGCAAGCCAAGTGCATTTGATC